GAAAAGCGAAAGCCTGGAGCTAAAACGCGTGTGACGTTCGCTAGTCCCTTATTGCACCGCATACTTCATCAAATGTTCTTTGGGTGGTTCCTCGACTACCTTGTTAAGAACGTGATGAAGTACAACTACGGTGTTGGAACGAACCCAGTTGTGCATTGGCCTGCGATAGCTAATGGTCTCGGTGATGAAGTTGGACTTGGTGATTATGCCTCCTTTGATATGCGTATCAGAGGGTGGATGAAAAGTGCGTTCGCGAGGTCTGCGGGACGTCGAGTTGCTGATTTCGACATTCAGTTGGGATCTTGCGTGAGGATTGTTCTAGAAGGAGAGGTTGCCTCGAATATCTTGATGGGTCACAACATTGTGTCTCTCGAGAACGGGTTGTTGTCTGGTCGAAATGCGACAACTCCTAAAGGTGGCATTTTCAATAACGCATATCGTGCTGTGGCATTGAAACGCGTTCGTCCCCAATTCTCGATTCGTGAAGCCTTGGCTTGGTTTGATGCTGCTGGTGACAGAGGTTATGGTGATGACCATATCTTCAACTCCTCTCAATTGTCGATTGACGAGTTGTCTCAAATGGCGATTGAAATATCCAAGTTGGGCAACAAAATCACTTCAACGATTGATAAGAGCAACGATGGTTTTGACAAAATTCCATTGACCGAAGCGACTTATATCGGGCGCGGATTCCGTCAGCACAAGGGGCGTTGGTTGTGTCCTTTACAACTGAGCTCGTTGCGGAACACGTTGCGGTGTCGTCATATTGATATGACTGAAGCTGAATATGTTCGTGCAGTTGCTGTGCCCTTGTTGTTCGAAGGTGCGATGCATGAACCCGAGGTCTTCAAAGTGATTAGAACAGCTGTGGTGTCGGCTGTTCGCGATGTGGGTTTACCCCCTCTTCGTGAAGTGACACTTTCTCAAGATGACTTGATATCACTTTTGATTGCTTCACCTGTTGGTAAGCTTTTGGAAGGTGATGCTGTTACTCCTGTGGTAGGAGGTACAGATTACAAAGCTCAAGTTGATGAGAAGACGGTTGGTGGAGCGGCACCCTTGAAGGACGGGTTGAGGCATGTTGTGCATTCGGTGGCACAGATGATGCCCACTCCCTACAGAGAAGTTGCGACAGCAATGGGTTTGTCGCGTGTCCCGATTCCTACAACGACATCAGTTCAGCGGTATCAAACAGCATCATCGACAGCAATAGACCCCTCTATATCTCTC